CGAGCTTAACTAATATCACCTGGCCGTGAGCATCGACAAAGGTGGCGGTATCGCTCTCCCCGGTGGTGACCAGGATAGCCTGTACCTTGCCCGTCTCGGTAAACCTGAGATTATCGGACTCCCCGGACATGAATAGTATCGCCTGCAAGTGCCCGGTTTCGTCATAGACCACACCACCCACGGGGATATAGGTATCTTCCTCACCTAAGATGGCTAATACTTCCTCCAGGTGCCCCAGCTCCGAAAAGATAGCCAGGTCGCTCTCCCCCTGGTTTGCCAGGATGACCTGGAGATGGCTGGTTTCTGCAAAGGTGGCCAGGTCTGATTCCCCTATCACGGCGAGGATGGTTTCAAGGTGTGCTAACTCGGAGAAGGTGGCCAGGTCGGTCTGGGCTAATGATGCCAGGACAGTCTGGAGGTGGCCAGTCTCGGCGAAGATGGCCTGGTCGGTGTGCCCCTGCTCGACCAGGATAACTTGCCCACGGGCTTCAAGCATAGTCTGGATATCGGCCTTGCCCATCTCGGCCACTATGACCTGCCCTCTAGCCTCGGTCATGGTCTGCTTCCCCGATTGCCCACCTACGGCGAGGATTACCTGCTCATGGCCTGTCTCATTATAGGTTTCCCCACCCCCACTCTCTGTTCCTGTGCCGTAGAGGTAGACGCTAGCAGTAGCCAGAGAAGAAAAAGCCTGATTATCAGAGGGGATTTTATCTCCAGCAGCATACCATAACCCCCCAGCTCCAGACATCACTCCGTAAAATTTCCCAGAATCATGCCACAAACCGATATAATCGGTAGTAAGAATATCTATAGATAGCCCAGTAAGGGTGCGCTCTCCCCCACTAGCGATTTCTCCAATATAAGTTTCGTTATCCCTGCTCGTGAGGTTATTCCCTGAAACAACATAAAAAGTGGCAAGTTCCACATTGGTTACAGTGACATTTGGGTAGACCAAGACAGTATCTATTGTGCCATCGGCATTAGCTGGATTAGCCTTATCGACAAGAGTGTATCCTGACCAATCATAGCTTAGATTAGTAGTCTCCCCTACATCAATCGTCCCCTTCTCCCCTATATTCAAATCGGTAGGGGGGACTCTTGAAGCACTTATCTGGAACTCATTTATTCGGTTGGTAATGTCCGCTATCTTCTGCTGGTTGGCTAGACTGTCATTCGGGTCGCCTCTTACGAATACATCACGGATAGAGCCTTTTACTTTGGGGACTTTCTTCCAGTTCTCTATGAAAGGAACGCTTGTATCCCAACAGTGCTGATGGAAGGCATAGAAGTAATTAAGGGTGCGTTCTATCTGCTCGTTGATATAGTTATCGGAAGCCCCCGCATCTGGTAGCCATATCTTGTGAGAGTGAAAGGGGTTATTCTGCCAGATATGGGGCAAGGACTCAAGCCAAGCGTCATAGTCGGCCTGATTTTTGGGCGTGCCTTCAGCATCAACCGCCCCAGGATAGCCCCCTTCAGGAATAACGGGCACAAAGACATAATGCTTATCGTAGTGCGGGTCAGTCTCATTGAGGAATAAGTCAACTCGCAGTTTGGCTACATCTTTGACTATGCCACAGCCTGAAGGTTCAATTACTGCGTAAGGCATCTATCACTCCGAAAGGCCGATATATAAAGACCCGTCCAGTTTGTCCCCGCTCAATAAGGTGCGGTTAGCGGTCAGGGCTAGACTGGAAACGAGATGGTCGCCATCTCCATCTGCTACGGCAACTGAATCGGTGCAGAGGAAGATATTTTTGACGGCATCCACCCAGTTCTCCCCCGCCGTCCACTCCACCTCTGCGCTATCCGCCCTGTAGTAAGCCCCCGGCTGGTTGATATAGAAGTCCTGCCCGCTGGCGCCTGTGCCGGCAGAAGATAGCGCCTTGCGCTCATAGCCCGATTTGGAGAGTTCGTCCAGGGTGGCAAGGGTATCGGCTTCAGCCAGCGATGCCCGCTTATCCAGGCCGAGATAGAGGTTGGCCGGGGGAGCGCCGTAGTTGGTCATGGCCGTGGCGAAAAAGGCCGAGAGGATGGCGATTTCCCCTGTGTCATGCAGGATGTTGCGGTCTATGGCGATATCCTGCCAGATGAGGCGGTAGATACCGTGCTCATCCTTACGCCAGTGGCGCACCCTCCAGCCGGAATGGTATTTCAGCCCTATTTTGCCTATCATGTTTTCCTCCGTTTATGCTTAGTTTTCGGGGTAGGTTTAGCCTTTGTTTCACTCGCCCCATCCAGGCTCTTGTCCTGCATCACTAGCCCGGCCGCCAGCCAGCCGGCTGCCTTCCTGGGGTCAATCTCAGCGACTTCCCCGACATGGAAAGCCCGGTTAGCAGTAATGAATTCCTTTAGTACCCTGACACGCATATCATCCTCCTTTTGTGGGTAATGGGGGGGGAACCGCAGCGGAAGGAGTAAGCGCCGGGCTCCCCCCTGGTTAAAGAGTCCCTACCTTGCCGAAGGGTAAGGCTATCCTATTAGCGAATCTATGCTTTTGTCGCCAATACTGATGTAGCAGGCATTGAGTAGAGAACAGTTATGCGAGTTCGGCCAGCAGTTCCTGCACCTACTGAAGTTACCTCACCGGTGACAACCCTTGCTCCAGCCAGATAACGTCGCCTTACTGCAACAGCAGCGGCCGGGGCATCAACATCGGCACCCTCACAGCCACCAGTGTGAGCGAAATCTATGGACTCACCAGCAAGCAAGTCAGTCGCCTTCAGGTTAACGGCATCAAAGAAGCCGTTAGGGTCAGCGACATCGCCCACGATTAGGGCCGCACTCGTTCCAGCAGTCCAAAGTGCTACAGCGTGGACAATCACATTTATTAAAGTCGCACCGGCAGGAAGGGTAACTGAACCAGTATAAGTACCGGCGCCGTCTTCCACAAAGGTGATTTCTTGTACGGCGAGGGGCCCACCTTCGACTATGCCACCACTCTCTATCGTCAGCTTACCACCACTCTCCACCTTAATCTCGCCACCATCCGCTACCTTTTGCTCACCTGCGATAGTCCAGATGTCGTCCTCTGTTACAGGATTGTATCCTCGGTAATTTGCTCCCATTATAGTGTCTCCTTTTTAGGGGATGGGACGGTAATGTTCCCAGTCACGCACCCCCATTTTATTTCTCTCTATTCGCTTCACCTATTGCTAGGCGTGCTCGGTCAGAAGGACCAGGGCTTTGTTGGCGGGCTTTATCACCCCGCCGCCGACCCTCTTGTGGACCTTGAAGCCCACCAGGCCTGCTTCGGAGTACAGCTCGGAGAGCCGCTGGAGGGTGATGCCCTGGCGGTCGATTATCCGGTAGCCAGCCTTGAGGTCGCCGAAGATGGCGATGACCTGGGCCGCCCCGGCCAGGGACTGCATGTCGTCCTGGCAGTAGGCGGGATAGCCGACGAAGGTGTTGGGCTTGCCGGCGGCAACGCTCGGCTGCCACAGGAACGGCCCGGTACCGGCTCCGCCTCCGCCATCTCCCCTCAGCTGCCTTGCGGCCAGCTCGGTAAGGGAATTCCAGATGAAAACCCCGTTCTTGCGGTGCTGGGCAGGGCAGGTGTAAACCATCTCCAGGAACTTCTCGATGGTGATGGCACCGGCTGCAGTTGTGGTAACGGTGGCACCGGTCAGGGTGGCATTTACGGTGATGCCCTCCGGCTCTTCGTAGGTAGTGTGACCGCGCCCGACTGCAAAGGCTGCGTCTTCAGCCTCGCCTATTGCCCTGGTGAACGAATCGGCCAGGATGGACTGAAGGTTAATGTCGCTGTCCGCCATCTCGTCCTCACCAATCTTGGCCAGACCGTAGAGGTCTTCCGCGTACTGGTAAGTCGGCGCTCCCGGTACCCCTCCGCCCTCGGTGGGTTCCTCCCCTGTTTCCAGTTTACCCCAGCCGACAGTGACCTCACTCAGGCTGCGAAGCTTGAGCCGGTCCTTGCTGATTGGCCTCACTGTTGCCAGTGGGCGGATAACGGTTATATTGGGGAGTGTGCGCTCAATCTCGGACTCGAGCTCAGGAGTCACGAGGTACTGGCCGGTGGCGTCTTCGACAAGGGCCTTCCTTTCGTCCGGGGTTAAACCCGCTTCACCCTGCCTCACGAATTTGAAGAAGGCTGCGGTGCGTGCCTTGGACTCTTCAGTCTGGGCGTCAGGAGCACCGGCTGCCGGAATGGACTGGCGCTGGAGCTTAACCTCCAGCTCGTCGATGCGGGTATTGAGCGCGTCGATGGTTGCCTTGGTTTCGGCCGTAGGCTCGCCGAGTTTCTTAATCTCAGCGTCCTGGCGCTCCACGGCCTTGTGCAGCTCTTCCACTGCACTCTGAACCAGGTCAGCAAGTTCTTTTGCTTCCTTTGCTTCCATGGTTATTTTACCTCCTGTTTTTTGTTGATGGTTTCGAGTATAGCCTCGATGCGCCTCTCGGCTACCTTCACATCGAAGCCGTCATTCTCTGCCTTGAGACTCGCCACTACAATCTCCAGTTCCGCGGCTTCCTTGGTAGCTTCCGCGAGCTGAGTGGATTTCTCCGGCTCTGACTCACTTATAGCAGCCTCGAGAAGTGCCTGGAGAGCAGCGAGCGCCGCCTGGACTTTCGCCAGGTTTGTGGCGCTCAAGACACGCCCTGCCTTTTCTTTCCCCGGGCCGGGGCGCTCAGCCCTTCTCATCTCACCTCCACATTCCGGACATTTGATATCGCTGCAGTGTTTCTCAGATATAAGTTCGTGCCCACATTCGACACATTCGCAGTTAAAAGTTTCGGCCTTATTCCATGGGGCGATTATCTCCTCGTCGTCAAATTCCTTCTGCATCTTGGTATAATATTTCTCGACGTGGGTCTTAACCTTTGCCATGTCGGCCTCGGGAATCTGGACGCCTCCCCTGGCGCCCATTATCACCGCGGCAACGGCGAAGATCCCCCGCGGGATAGCGGTAAGCTTGCTGCCGGCAACATCGGCGAAGCCCAGCTTGTAGCTCCCGAACAGCTCGGGGCTCTCCTCGTCGTACCAGTAGAAGGCCTGGCGGTACTTATTCCAGTTTAGATTATCCTCTCCGCCGGCCCAGGCGCGGACCCTTTTCTCCGCAGCGGTGGCATCCCACTCGTCCTCACGGTCCGCCAGAGGTAAATCGGCAAAGGTCGTTGCCTTCTTGACACTCAGCACGATCGCCTCCGGGTTGGCGGCAAAGGTTACCGGCGATACGTCCCAGAGCCTGACCTCCTGGAGGTGGCGGATGCCATCCTGCCACGATTCCTTCAACGTATCGTAGCCGATAGACATCTCGGTGATAACGCCGTCTTTCATAAGGCTCAGGACTTCCTTAGCGCGCTGGACACCGAGGCTCAGCTTGCCCTTCACGAGCAGGCCTTTGTCATCCTCCAGCAGCTCGTCGGGCTTGCCTATCGGCTCAAGTGTATTGTGATTCCAGAGGATTTTTACCCGATTCCCCGCTTCCTTGAGGGTCTTGGCGAACGCGCCGGGCTCGATAATATCGCCGTATGAGTCGGGCTTTTTCGAGAAGGTAGCTGCGTAGCCCGTGAAAACCCCTGTCTCCTCGTCGACTTCCTTAATTTCAAAGCTGACTGTCTTGTGTTCCGGTTTCATTTTGACCTCCCTTTTCAGTTAACCGTTGCCTGTTACCAAGCTTATTAAGCTGCTCACTATATACCAGAGGACGCCGGCGCCGATAACGCCGGCCGCCCACCAGAAGGGTTTTGAGATACTGTGCATCCTGTTGCTGACCAGCTTATACAATAGGCCGAATGCCGCCAGCGTTACGGCTTTCTCGTCGGCCCCCTTCCAGCCTTTGTTGGCGACTTCCTCGGCAGCCTCGTCTATCATCTTCTCAAATAAGCCATTTTGCATTGCGCTATCTCCCTGTTAAATTATCTGGTCCCGAAGCTCTCCACACATCGGCAGTTGATGTCAAGCTCACCGGGGTACATCGAGCCATCAGAGTAAGGTTCATTGAAATCCACAGTTTCACCATCAAGAGCAGCATGGGAATCACGGACCCTATCATCGCGTGAAGTGACCCAGGTGTGAGTTTTCACTACTCCCGCCTGTCTGGCAGCTTCCCTCTGCCCGAAGCCGGCAGCATGAGATGTCTCCGTGCGGGCTACCCTCATCGCCTTATACGGCGACCGGTCTGTATAGAACTGCCGCATATTACGGCCGATTTGCACGGTGCTCAAGCCCTCTTCCTGCCCGGCTACCAGGACGGCTCTCATCTCGGCCTTGTCGGTGTCAAGTATGCTCTTCACGTCAGCAGCGCCGTTCTTCTTCATCCAGGCCACGGCAGCCAGGCTCATCGGGTCGAACACCCATTTCGCCTCGCTCCCCCCGGAGGACTTGCCGCCGAAATCCTCAGCGATTACAGTCCCGAAGTCCTCGATAAGAGCACCCAGGATAGCGGTCATCGTCTTCTCCCACTCCGGCGCCATGCCGTCGATGGCCCCGTTGATGACCTTCTCCAGGTCGGCCTGGGCCTTAATGCCCTTCAGCGCCTTCTCTATCGCCTTGGCTTCCGCCTCATAGAGCGGGATGACCTTCCCGCTAACCACTCCCCACCAGGCGACGCGCCGGCGGTCTATTCTCTTCCACTGAGCGGCCTTGGCCTCTTCTGTCTCCAGGTCGGCGGCCTTGACTCCTGCCTTCGTAGGAGCTCCGGCCGGCAAGAGGGTCAGGGGCAGGTAACTCAGGCCCCAGCCCTGGAATTCGTTGAAGCCCATCTCCAGTCTCTCGTTTATCTGGTCGAACGGGACCCCCATCGCCCACAAGTTCTTGGCCTGCTCCACCTTCTTGGTAAAGTCTTCACGGAGGGCGGCCACCTTGGAGGTGTCATACGAAATCGTAATGTCCCCGTACATCGGGGCCAGCCTTAGATTGAGCGTCGACTTGATATCGTCGAGCAGCGGAATGACAACATCTTCATAGAGAGCCTTGCGAGCCTCCATCATATTGTTATAGGACGATTGTTCTAAATCTCCGAGGAATATCGGGCTTATCCCGAACGCCCCGGCTATGTCTCGCTTGTTGTGGAGTCTGGAGGCGATATAGTCCATCTCGATAGCGGTCAGGGACATCTGGTTCCACTTGGCGCCGGCGCCCAGCACCCAGGGCTCGCGTCTCCTGCTCTTGGCCAGGAAGTATTCCTTTATCTGCCGGCGTGACTCCTCGAACTGCTCCGGCGTCAGCGGAGTCTCATGGGTGAAGACCCCGTCGGTAACACCTCTATTCTGCATTGAAATTTTTTGGGTGTCCTGGGCTTCGTTATCGGTGTCGATGGTCCGGGCAGCTGCCTGCAGCGGACCCATACCCCAATAAGGGTTGCCCGGGTCGACCATCATAAAGTGAATGAACTGGCTCTGGGGTACTGTCCGCTGGCTCCCGTCGGCACTGGTCACCTGCCAGCCCTTCAGCCACTCACCGGGGACATCCGAGGGGATAGGCTTGACCAGGTCGGGCATCACCGGCCATATCTCCTTGACCTGCTTTCCCACGATAATCGGCTGCCAGAGCGCATTCCCCGTCAGCTCGAGGTGGGCGATCAGGAACTCTATCAGGTCCTGCCCCGCGAACTCCGGGTTGGGCTTCTGCAGCACCTTGGCCAGGGGATGGCCCTCCATCTTCTCGCCCTTGCTATCCAGGATGACCCAAGGCACGGCCGAGGAAGCCTGGATAATCGTCCTCACGGCGCGGTAGACATAGACGCTGATTTTATAGCCCTCGCGGGTTGCCTTCCTCACCGTCATATCGGTATAGACCGGGACGCCGGCATACTGCAGGGAGAGAATCTGGAAGGGATTCAAGGCCGCGGTGTTGACTGCCTTCTCTCCGTTTTTCTTTGGGAGAAGGGCTATGGCTATCCTGCTTCTAAGATCATTTAACATCAAGCCGCTACTCCTATCATAAATTCTTTCGGGGGCTTGGACTCTTCAATCATCAGCTCGGTAAGGGCCCAGACCAGCGCATCGAGCCGGTCCGGCGAGGTGCCCCCGGGCACCCACTCGCAGAGTTGGTCTTCCAGCTCAGCAAAGAAGCCGACATGGTGGACTCGCCCCTGCTCGTAGAGGGCGCTCACCGGCTCCGCCCGGACCGCCTTACCACGACTGGCATGGACGGCTTTATAGGACGCGTTCTTGTCAACCGTCCTGACCGTGTGCTCCACCATGTCCCCGCCGTTATTGACCTCGCCGACTATCCGGTCGGCCTTGTGTTTGTAGTATCCGGTTACCGCGGCGGTCGCCCAGCCGCTGGGGGAAGACCTTATCGTTAAATCATCCAGGATATAGCCGTGGAGCTGCCCATTAAACATCGCAATGCCGGCCACGATAATGCCCGTCTCCGCCGACTCCGGATTATCCGAAGCCGCCGGGTCTATGGCCACCACGACCCGGGTCAGGTCCGGGTGCTGCCTGACCCTCAGCTCGTCTATCCTGTCCCGCTTCCAGAGGGCATCGGGGTTATCGTCCAGCACCTCCCCGTCCAGCTCCTGCCGGCCGAGCCGTGTCCCCTGATACTTCTCGATGATATACTTCAGGAAAGATGGCGCCAGGTTGGCCTTGTTATCCATCGTGTGCCCACGGGTGATAGCTGTCTTCGGGTCTTTGAGCAGTGTCTTAATCAGCTTGATGGGCCTGGGGGTAGTGGCCACCACCGCCTGGGGGTTGGAGCCGATCCGCAGGCCGAACATCAGGTTATCCCAGGTATCCTGCGGGTATTTATACTTTGATATTTCATCCACGAGGGCTTTGGCATGCTGCGGGCCGCGCAGCTGGTCCGGTTCATCCCCGGAATAGATGATGCCCAGCACCCCGTTCGGCCATATCACCCGCCGCTTGGAGGGCTCGTACTCCGGGTAGAACCAGGGCGGGCTTATCTTCAGGATGGAGCTGTCGCCGACCTCGACGATGGTATCGCGCACATCGGCCTTGGTCTGGCCTATCAGAGCTATGGGGTTATAGCCTTCCCTGGCCCACCTGATAACCAGCTCGTTGCCTGTGCGGGTCTTCCCGAAGCCCCGCCCGCTGAGGATAAGCCAGATGTACCAGGCCCAGGCCGGTGGCAGCTGGTTCGGCCGGGCCCAGGCTTCCCAGTCGTAAAGGAGAGCCTCAGCCTCCTGTTGTGTCAGCCGGTTTATCGCCTTCCGCCGCTCCTGCTCCGGCAGCAAACTTATTGAGTGCATCAAGGAGTTTCCCTTTGGCATCTATCTCCGCCTCTATCGGCTTACCATCCTTTCCGGTAAGCTCGTGCTTCTCTTTCTTACCCCACCTGTCGAAATACTGCCGCTCCAGGTGGGTCATATCGGCCTGCCACTCCGGGCGGGCGAAGTGTTCCTCCACCGTCTCAGTCCCGTCCTTCTTGGTATAGGTGACCCGCTTGATGAGCGCCCCGCCCCGGCCAGCCTTCCGGATGTGCTGGACCCGCTCGATTTCAGCCTCGGCCTTAGCCTTTTCTACGTCAAGGTAGAACTGCCGAGAGCCGCCGTCCTTCGCCTTCTTACCAGCCTTCAGCCAGTTGTAGCCGGTCCGCCTGGTAATCCCGCAGGCCGTGCAGGCCGTCTCGAAGTAATTGCCCCCACGGAGCAGCCTGACTATCTTCTTATGGAGCGCCGGGGTTAGTTTTGTATTTCTTCCTGCCATGATTATATTTCTCAAAAAATAATGGGAATAGAGTAGGGGCAGAGAGGAGCGTCACCTTACGGCTCTCCCCAGCTGCCCCAAATAAAATATGTTGTTTTTTATTTAGTGTTCTGTTATACTTGATACATGGGGAAAAAAGAGGATGCGCAAAGATATTACTTAAAACACAAAGAGGAAATTAAAGCTAAATTTAAAGCCTACGCAGCGGAACACCCAGAAATTTATCGGCGTCAAGCCCTTGCTTATTATTATGCCCATAGAGAAGAACGGTTAGCCTATGCCGTAGCCCGTAAAGAAGTAGTTAATGCCGCAAGACAAATACGAAGACGCAATCACGAAATAAGATATGGGCAAAATTCGAAGAGAAAGGATATAAAAGGCTTAAATAAATTACCATACCCCGAAAACAGTCAATGCCAATACTGCGGACGAGATACTAATTTGCAATACCACCATTGGTCAGATTCAAACCCTAATATCGGCGTGTGGGTCTGCCCAGGTTGCCATCGCAAGATAGAAAAAGCATTGCCAAGAATAAGTTAAAACCCACCGACTAGCGGTGGGCTAAAATGCAGAGAGGGCGCAAAGCACCCTCAAGAATTAAGTATAATTCAATTCGGGAGATGTTGTCAAGAGGATATTTGACTACTCCTGCGGTAGTCCTTTTGTTTGCTCCAGCCCGAATACCGCATCTTTTTTCGCTTCCACCCGCAGCAGTAATTTAGCGCCCGGTCAATCCGTCTCTGA